TTCACACCGCCACGAAGCGCACCATACCATGGTTCAACCTTCTTGGTTTCAGAACCAATGAAACCACCAACATAGTAAGATGTTTCACTAAAGAGAGATGGTGCAGTAGGTGCTGCTGGAGTTGTCTTGCTGGGAAGATCCACTGCGAGAGCAACTGACGAAAGAGCCAACAACGAAACTGTGGCCAACTTGATAGACTTAAACATTTACTTACTCCTTGTTTATCTTAAAATTACTGTGGGTAGAACAGGTGCGGCGATAACCACCATCATCCGTTGGGAAACCACAACTTACTGTATCATAACATCCCGGTTCATCGCAGAGATTAATGACCGGCTTTATCATATCATAACCATGCTCCTTGGCAACCTTTGCTACCTCATCCGCTTGATGTAAGTCAAACATATTTGAGATAGTCAGTCCGTCGCGACAGAGTGGTGCATAAGCATCTGGCCCAAAATCGAGACGATCATAGATCAGATAACGATAAGATCCACCTTCTTCTGCATGGGCAACAATATGCTTCATTACCCATCTAGTGACTGCGAGCTTCATTTCATAATCGCAGGTTTCTGCGAGTTTGTCAAGATCATCATCACGTTCATGTAGAGCTTCACCGAGCTTTTTCAAACCTTCCCAGAGACTGTCGTCTTTATCTTCACTCATATCTCATCCTCATTGAGTCAGTAATATATATTCTACTGTACAGACGCCCATCCTCAAACAACCAAGTGCTTTAGCAGCACCCATTGAGAGATCAAGGTCTCTTCCCTTGATGAACGGCCCTCTGTCATTAACTCTTACTATAATGGATTGTTCGCCTCTTGTCAACCTCAATTTTGTTCCGAATGGTAATTTTTTATGTGCTGCTGTCATTCCCATATAGTCATACTTTTCACCACTTGCAGTTCTTGTTCCGTGCTTATACCAAGATGCTACCATGTACTCTTTTTTTCTTTCGTTGAAAAACTTTTCCGTAATTGCACAGCCTGATAATATAGTCGAAAGTATGACTATCGTCAGTATTTTCTTCATATGTTATTCCTTTATGGTGCATCGGGAAGGACTCGAACCTCCAACCTTCGGTTTCGTAGACCGACGCTCTATCCAGTTGAGCTACCGATGCTTATTACAACATTCTGAAAAATGGCATCTATCAATGCTTGCGATTGTTTTACACCATAGTGGTTTATAAAAATTCTCGCGGCCGATTCCGCCATGGAGGAACCTAGTATCAACAAATCATTATCATCATCAGTCATCATAATTTGTTGTTCTATTGGCTTGAATAGTTCCTCTTTTCTTTTCAAGAAAGGTTCTATGTCCATTTTATTTCCTTAATTGGAGGTGCCTCCCGGAGTCGAACCGGGTTCTCAAGGTTTTGCAGACCCGCGCATTACCGTCCTGCTCAGGCACCAATTGGCTGGGGATCAAGGATTCGAACCTCGGACATACAGATTCAGAGTCTGTCGTTCTACCAACTGAACTAATCCCCAATATCTTACCAACTGTCGTAGTCGGTCAGATCCTTGTAACGACCTTCACCTTCTGCTGTTTCAATTTCAGCACGAATAGCTGGGCCAATTCCTGTAGGTACACTCGTAAGCTTGATAAAATCGGGTTTCGGTTCAAGTGTTCTAACCCAATCAACCAGTGTTTCGAGTTCTACCCAACTTAAAGTCAATTCGTTTTTCATCATATTACTCCGCGTCTGCCTTCAAGGCTTGCTTGATCAGATACCTGAGAGCCAAAATTTTATCACTCTCAGAATAGGTGTTAGATTCGGCAATCGATTTCATTCGCTGTAGTATATCCTGCATCCAAGATATCTGAATTTTATCCATGTTCAAGTCAGACATTTTTTCACAACCTCTAGACGATCAACCCACTCATAGCCTGCGGCCCTTATAAAGGTGGTAAACTGATTTACAACCAGATCGATATGTGCATCTGTACCATCGAATGACACTACAGTAAGACTATGGTTAGGCTCATCAGGTAGGTTAACATTCTCATACTCTACAGAGAACGAATATGTCACCTTATACTTATCATCTTTTTCCATGTCACACCTCTTCATCATATTAAACTGGTTCAGGGTGATGGGCTCGAACCACCAACACACGGATTCAAAGTCCGTAGTTCTACCAATTGAACTAACCCTGAGTGGAAGGTTTCAGGTATTCATAAGCTTTCATGTGAATGCGGTCTATGAAAGTTTCGATATCATTGATACGACCTTCTAACACACTGATAGCCGTGCGAATGTGACCGGTATCTTCATCTTGCAACTTCGTCTTGAGATATTCAATTTCACGACGAAGGGCCTTCTTATGTTCTATCAAGTCATCCATTAGAGTTCCAAACTTCATGTTATACCCATATTGTGGTGCCGTCTCTTGGTTACGCTCCAAGCTCTCTTGCTCTTCAGGCAGGCGCTTTCACTAGATTAGCTTAGACGGCTATTGGTGCTTCCTGATGGTATCGATCCAACGTCTATCGCTTATCAAGCGATTGCTCTGCCTTTGAGCTAAGGAAGCGTTTCTTTATTGTCTAAATAGTATATAGTAAACAAACTCACATGTCAACCAAAAAGGTGAATAATGGATGAATGGTTCAAATTAGTCGCAGAAGTAGGATTTCCTATTGCTTCCGCTTGCGCTGGTGGTTATTTCGTATTCCTTACTATGAAGTTTATCCTAGCAGGTGTTATGAGTTCTGTCAAGGGCCTTTCTGGTATCATTCAGGCCTTGGATAATCGCGTCAAAACTATGAACCACGATGTTATCCGTATTGACACGCTGGTCTCTAATGCTCTTGGTGTCAAACCGGATGTTGACCGTATTGCTAGGGCAGACGGAAAGAATGATGCTCGACGCGATTAAATTGCTGACATATACTATTTATGCCTTTGTGGTGATAAGTTTTGGGCTTGTGATATTGGTGGCATGGGATTTCACACATGGTGGTTGAAAGAATAAGGAACGGTATATCATACTATACCATACTGATCAATGATAAGGTGTATTTGATAACTAGAGACAAAAAATTGGTACGAAAATTTTTTAATAAGAGGTAACAATGGGTGGTATTGCTGAACTGATTAACAAATACGGATTCCCTATCGTCGCCGCTGGCGGCATGGGATATATGATCTACTATGTATGGACATGGGCAACCAAAGAAATCAAACCGGTGACCAGTGAGGCCTCTACGGTTCTGATTGCTTTGATTGACCGCATTCGTATGCTCGACAACGACCTCATTCGTTTGAACCAGAAGATCAACATCGTTCTACAGTTGCGTGGTAAAGAGATTGAATCTGAGCGTCACCTACATGACGTTGAGACGGCAGCTAAAGCACAAGCTCGTGAACTAGAAGCGGCCGATAAGCAGGTCAAAGCTGCGGAAGAACTAGCAGCCAAGCATCATAACAATGCTGTCGAAGTAAATGATAGGCCCGTATCGAACCCAGAGCAAAATACCAAGCAAGAGCCAGACAAGAAAAATAAGAAAGTATAAGGTACTACTTAGAATTCGTTCTGAATACGCCATCCCAATCCTTTGGTAATGGGTTAAGCTTATACTCTTCGATGCGTTCTCTCATCATTTCATAGTATTCTATCATGTCACCTTCGAATGCTTGTTCGATGTACGGTATATATTCAAGAGCTTTGTCCCAATTCTGTTCACGATAGTGTTGTAGAAACTCTATGTGTGAGCGTGAGGCTGCTATGTTCAAACCATTCTTCTCAACGATAGTGTAGATGTTCACACCTTTGTTCTTACCTTTAACTGCAAGGCAATCTAACTCAAGGCATAGATACTCGTCCTTCACATACTCATACGTCTGTGGACCAATAACCATTTTCACATGATATGGCTTACTCTGCCCTTCCAGGCGCGAGGCTAGATTGACAGTATCACCGAGACAAGTATAATCAAAGCGTTGACTACTACCCATATTGCCAACCACAACGGAGCCTGTGTTAATCCCAAGACCCATACCAAAGGGTGGAACACCCTCAACGGCGATCTCTTTGTTAAATCGTTCCAAATCACCCAACATCTCCAATGCTGTCTTAACTGCGTGTCTGGCGTGCATTTCATCATCTAGTGGTGCGTTCCAGAAAGCCATCTGTGCGTCACCAATATACTTATCTAGTGTGCCATCGTTCTGAATTATCTTAGCTGTCATCGCTGACATGTAGCGATTCATTATTTGCGTAAGACCTTGTACATCACTACCATAATGTTCAGAGATAGTCGTAAAGCCCCTAACGTCAGTAAACATAATAGATAGCTCACGGGTTTCTCCTCCTAATCTTAGTAGTTCTGGATTCTTCTGCAACTTTTCCACTAGTGCAGGAGATAGATAAGTTCCAAACTGTTTCTTGATCTGTTGCTTGAGTCTAAACTCA